TCAGTTGGTAGAGCTACGGACTTTTAATCCGCAGGTCGTAGGTTCGAGTCCTACTGGGGGCACCGGAGGTGCTGGAGTCGGCGTTTCGCCGTCCTCCAGCCACGCATACGGCACACCTGTCCGCAGAGCCCACAGCCGCGTCGTCTGAATCGACGGAGCTACACGGCCGTTGATCCAATTCCCCACGGTCCCTCGGGTCACGCCGAGATAGTCGGCCATCTCCTGCACGGTGATATCTGTCACGCGCAGCGACTTACGGAAGCGATCGGCCTTATCGAAGGCCAGCTTCCCCACGATCGCGTTGTCCACTTCCGCTCCGTTACTCATGCACTAACTATTGCATTAAGGTCCGACAACCGCAATACGGAAACATTCCGTCGGTTGGTTCTTGATTGTCCAATGGACAATTGAATGCCACATGTGTAATTGTTCGTGCATGGACTCCGCAGACGATCTAATCGGCACCCCCGAGGCCGCGTCGATCCTTGGCGTATCTCGCGCCACCATGACCCGTTGGGTGCAGGCCGGCGAACTAGAGCCGGCAACCAAGCTCCCCGGTCTCACCGGCGCAGCGTTGTTCCACCGATCCGACATCGTGGCCAAGGCCGCACTGCGCAAGCGCGCGGTGAGCGCATGAGCGGCCGATACGTGACCCCCACCGAGCGCCCGCAGTGGCCCAGCGAGCAGCTGCGTGCGTTAGGCCGCAAGCTGTTCTTCTGGTGGCTGCTGCCGTCGTGTGGGTTCGCCTGCGTCCTGCTGGCGCTGCTGGCCGGCTATGTCCTCGCCGGCGGTCAGGGCTGATGGCGAACAGGTGGCTTGTCGCCTCGGCGGCGGCGCTAGACGCGGCTCGCGGCCTGGGGTTGACGCGAGCCGAAGCTGAGGGGCTGGCGAAGCTGGCTCTGTCAGTTGGTGACACCGATGGCGCGTCGCCCGAGCAGAAGCTCAGGGCGACGCGCCGTTTGGGCGTTCTGGACGACGATGGCCGGCGAACTGTGAGAAGCCACCCTGCCGATCCCGACGACCGGGCCGCGTTGCGCACGCTTGCGTTGACGGCCCACGAATGCCAGGTGCTCGCTGCTGCTGCCTACCGGCGCGCCGAGCTGGCGTACGTGGAGTCCGACACGATCACTCAGGCCCACGAACTCGATCGAGCGCACTACTGGCAGATCGCGGCTGGAGACAAGCCATGACCGAGCACGGCACGGTCTCGATGTACACCAACCGTTCGTGCCGCTGTGTCGAGTGCAGGGCGGCGAACGCTGCTGTCCAGGCTGCATTCCGCTCTGCTCGGCGTGCGGAGCGCATCGACGTGGATGGTGTGCTCGTTCACCCCACCGCCCGTCATGGCACCACCACGGCGTACAACGCGTACGGCTGCCGGTGCGATGCATGCAAGGCCGGCCACAACACCGCTCGATGGGCGGTGGCTCGATGATCGACCACGGAGACCGGCTGCACCGCGTCGTGTGCGACGTGTGCGAGCGCCCATTCAACCCGAAGCGAATCATTCCCGTACCGCACGTGTGCCGTGACTGCCGCGATGCGATGAACAGGCTTGCGTATCCCCCTCAGTTGGACGGTGATGCCGCTGCGCCATAAATCCCCATAAACGGCTGTACGTCGCTATCTGGTGAGTCCGACGTTAACCGACCGCTCTAGTCATGTGGACCCTTACGAAGCTCGGCAGAACTAGCTGCTGGGACCTGCCCGTACCTGATCAGTGCGACGTGGGTAATACCTGAAAGGCCTTGCGTCCCAGTGGACGTGAGGCTAGAGGCGTTGGCGCGGACAAACGGGGTTCGGAAATTTGGGAGGTGGCTTGGGAGGTCCCCAAGCAAGGCCCCAATTCCGTCTTCGGTTGGGTGACCCACCGCTATCGATAGGGAGGAGTTATAGGTGAGCAACATCGTTGTACGTCTCTACAGTTCGTCGCCGTCGATAGTGAAGGCAGTCGAATCCGTATGTGCGGAACATGACTTCGAGTTCGAGCACAGCACCGGCCCTCGCCCTGAGACGGCATCGTTCGTTGTATCGACCGCTGCTCACAACCGAGACGTGGTGATCCTCGCCAACAACTACACGTCACCGATTCGTCGGTGCGAACCGATCACTCTGCCCGAGGCCGGCCTGTATATGGCAGCGGCGGCTCGGTATTCACGCGGCCTGACTCTCGTTGGGTCCGATCACATTCGAGGCCCAGTGCCCGTACCTGAAGGGATGTTGTTCTGATGATGGACAAGGAGTTGGCGACGTTGCTCGATGCGACCTCGTTCCAAGTAGCGGATCTGGTGGGGCCGGCCATCGTGATCGAGGGAGCGGCGAATCATCTGCTCTCGCGGCTACCGGAGACGGACGATAACCGGTGGAATGTGACGCAGGCGCTCGGCTCGATCGTGGCGGCGCGCAAGTCGTTGGAGTCGGCCGCTGAATCGTTGCTGCACATAGTCGCCCAGGACGGTGCCGACATGCTCGCAGTCGAGGTCAACAGCGGCGAGATCGTAGAGAAGGAGCAGTGCCCGTCGCGGTATGCCGTCCCAGGCGATACGGAGATGGATCAGCCCACTCGGTGCCGGCGCGATGCCGGCCACTGGGGCATGCACGACGACCACGAGTACTTGTGGACCTCGCTCCGTGCGGTCAATCCGAAGGACCTGGTCTGATGGCGGGCCAGTTGGTGCCGCTCGATGGCCTGCCGGGTCGGTTCGCGTCGGTGTCGTATGACGCTGAGCGGAAGATGATCGTGGTCCAGGTCGATGACGCGGCCGGCAACGTGATGGGTTCGATGTCGTGGGGCTACACCGAGCCGGAGATCATCGAAGAGCCGGTGACCGAGCCATGACCGCGCAGTGCTTCACGTATTGGGTTCACGACGTAGACCCCACGGCTGGGTTGTTCGACTACGCGACCCACCGCTGCCTGCTTGCTGGCGACCACGACGGCCCGCACGAGTGCGAGTGTGGCGACCGGCGATGAGTCGTTGTCGAGGGCGTGCTGCTGAGTACGAGTATGCGAATGTGCCTGGCGGGCAGTGGCGTACGAAGCGTGAGGCTGCTGAGCAGCTGTGTGCGGGTTGCCCTGTCATGGCTCAGTGCGCGCATATCGCGCTCAAGCATCACGCTCTCGGCATGGTGTGGGCCGGCGTGCCGATACCGCCCGAGCATGACTCTCCGCACGTAGTGAAGGCACGGATGGAACTGATCGAGAGGGCGCTGCATCATGGCTGACGAACGTAGGCCGGATATACCGAAGGACATGGCCGCTCGTGTCCGATCGAGGGCCGGCTACGTGTGCCAGAAGTGTGGCAGTGACGACCGATGCGAGATCGACCATATCGTTCCGTGGGTGATAGTCCGCTGCCACGAGGAGGACAACCTGATGCTGCTGTGCTTCGGCTGCAACAGGCGCAAGGGCGACAAGGTGGAGGCCGGCCGCAAGACGTGGTTCCACCCAGAGTTCTTCGGTGCAGTCTCGTGACTGAGTGTGTACGTACGAACACCGTGTCGGTGTGGTGCTACGAGTGCCATCAGTTCTATTCGGTGGTGGTGTGTGAAGTGATGGAGCCCAAGCATCGTGTTCATCGCACCCGAGACTATGAGCGTGGTGCAGTGGCGCATGCAGCTGTGTGTGTGCCCTCGATGCTGCTGCCTAGTGGTGAGCTACCCACGCCACGTAAGCCATGCCTATGCATCAAGGGCTTGCGATGCAAGCATGACAACGATGCATCAGATCATGCATGATGCTGGATATTCATTCATGCATAACTATCCACTACCATGCATGAAACGGGTGGATGGCTGGGTGTCGCAGGCCCCTTGGCTTTTGCCAAGGGGACAGTCGACACCGAGGGGCTTCCCGAATTTGCACCCCCGAGGCTGCTGGAGGTCGAGTACCGCGATGTGGGATGAATGGCGAGTGCATATTCATGCATCGACCGGCGGATGGTTCGCCGGATATTCATGCATGATCCGTTCGATGGTAGAGAGGTGGTGGTCCCGGTGGCGATCGTGCTGAACGAGACATATGAAGAGTCGGTCACAACGTTCCTGTCTGCGAACGAGTGGGTGGATGATTCGGAAGCGCCGCTGGTCACGTCTCTGATCCATGTGGCTCGGTCGCTGGACGTGAAAACTGCTAAGGGGCAGGCACTCCCGGCCGGGCTGACGATGGAGTTCCGGATGCTGTTCGTGGAGTTGCGCAAGCTTAAACCAGCGGACCCGGCCGGCGCTGAGAAAGCCGACGCGTTCGATGCCGGACTCGCGAAGATCCTCGGGTTCGACACGCCATGACCGCGCCGGCGATGGTCGACGCACCGCCGGTTTGGATGCCCTCCAGGTACACGCAGCCGATCGAGAACCCCGACTACAGCGAGGGGGACATGCTGATCCGTCTCGCTGAGGCGGTGTTCGTGTTCGAGCAGTCCGACGAGTTCGGCCTGGACGCCTGGCAGAAGTGGCTCATTCGCGAGGTGCTGCAGAAGTACCCGGCCGACTACGAGAACCCTGCGCTGGCCGGCAAGCTCGTGTACCAGCAGGTCGTCATCAGCATGGGTCGGCAGAACGGTAAGACCGTGCTCGGCGCGGTGTTCGCGCTGTACGGGCTGATTCTGATGGTGCGGCGTGCCCCCGACGTGATCTCTCTCGCGTCGACCGTCGAGCAGGCGAAGAACCTGTATCGCAAGACGCGGTACTGCGTGGACAATGTCCCGCTGCTCGAATCCCGGTTCAAGACCACCGACCGGTCCGGTATCACCAGCAAGAATCCTCGCAAACCAGCGAACTACGTCGTCAAGGCTGCCGGGGATGGCAAAGGGCTACAGGGCTTTTCGGGCAATCTGATGCTGCTGGACGAGCTGCACATCCTCAAACCCGGCGCATGGAACGCACTCGTGCTCGGTGCATCGGCGCAGCCGAAGGCGCTCGTGCTCGGCCTGACCACCTCCGGTGACGACAATTCCGAGCTGCTGAAACTGCTCTACGCCACGGGTGAGGCTGCCGTCGCGAAGGCCGAGGATCACAACCCGAGATTCGGGTTCTTTTTCTGGGTGGCCGACCCCGAGCTGCCGCTGTATTCGCCTGAGGCACTGATCCAAGCGAACCCCGCCATTGCGTCCGGTCGCATCGACCTGGAGTCGGAACTGCGCAACGGAAAAGGCATGCAGGAGAGTGAGTATCGGCGCTACCGGCGAAACGAGATGGTGTCGGTCGAAAACATTTGGATGCCGATGCCGGTGTTCAACGCGACGAAACACGGGCCGATTCCCGACGCAGCTCGGCGGCAACCGCTGATCATTTCGTTCGCTCGGTCCCGTCGATCGTGGGACTACGTGTCGATATGCGCGTCGGTGAAGTATCAGGACGTGGTGTATACGCAGCTCATCGGCACCATCACGTTCGGCAATACCGAGCTGCTGGAGCGGAAGCTGATCGAGCTGTCCCGAGCCGTCTCGGTGGAGAAGTTCGTCACCGATGCCGAGACCATGCGTCAGACCGTTCTCGCCCTCGGCCAGCAGCACCACCTGCCGGCCGAGTACATGACCCGAGGCAACATCGCGAACGCCACCGCGACGGTGCATTCGATGATCAAGGACGGCCGACTCAAGCACGCCGGCGACCCCGAGATCGAGCAGCAGATCCCTCGCACGGTCACCGTCTCGGCCGGCCAGGGCGTCGTGATCGACATGAACAAATCGCTGGGCGATATCGACGCGGTGTACGCGATGGTGATGGGCGCGTTCATGGCCGAGCAGCAGCAGCCGATGAGTGTCCCCATCAGCATCTTTTGAAAACCTCCGCAGGAGAATGACACGGTTGGGATTAGCGTTCCCGAGCAATGAACGCAATCGGCAGGTACTTCGGATTCGGACGCGACGTGGAGACACGCGGCGGCTCGGTCGACTCAGCGGGCGGCGACTCACCGTTACCCGCTGTAATGCCGCCTGCCCGTGAGGGATTCGGCGTCGTATCGTGGCGTGAGGCGATGAAGGTGAGCGCCTACTCGCGGTCGAAGGACGAGATTACGACCATGCTCACGTCGATGGCCGCGAACGTTCGCGAGGGGCGTACCGGCCCGCTGCTCGATCCCGCCGGTTACAACTTCCCGTCGATCGTGTTGCGGCCCAACCTCGATATGGACTACGAGGAGTTCGTGGAGGTCTCGGTCAGCGACCTGATCGACCACGGCGAATACATCTGGCGCAAGGTCGGAACGTCGCAGGTGGTCAACCTGATTCCGATCTCGCCCGAAGAGATGACCATCACCCGTGAACGCCAGCCCGATGGCACGTGGGGCCGAACTCGGTACGCGCACATGGGCAAGGACATTCCGCGTTCGCAGATCATCCATAAAAAGCACACCGCGGTCACCAACGAGGCACGCGGCACCGGCCCACTTCATCACGCACAGAACGACATTCGGGCCGCGCTGATCCTTGCCGAGTTTCAGCGGGATTGGTTCAAAGGCGGTGTGCCGTCGTCCACGCTCTCCACCGACCAGCATCTCAGCGCGACGGAGACCGACGAGATACAGAAGCGGTGGAACAAATGGGTGTCCTCCCACAACGGACAGACCGTGATCCTGTCTGCCGGCGTGAAGCTCGAACCGATCCACCTCAAGCCCGCCGAAGCGCAGATGCTCGAGGTGCAGGACGCGATCGACCGCAAGATCGTCCGCACGATGGGCACGCCGGCGTTCGACCTGATGGTCCCCGGCGGCACCGAGTCGCGCACCTATCAGAACCTCGAACAGTCCACCCTCCAGTTCCTCACCACCACCCTTGCCCGGTACATGAACGCAATCGAGCGTGGCCTGTCCGAGGCGCTGCTGCCCGGCCTACGCGTCGAGCTGGACGAGACCGGGCTGCTGCGCATGGACAGCAAAACCAAGGCCGAGGTCGACACCGCCAACATCGCCAACGGCACCCGCACCACCGACGAGCTACGCGCCCGCGACGGACTCAAGCCACTCCCGAAAGCCGAGACGCCGGCCGCGCCGAAGAAGGTCGCATCCGAGCGCGTCGACCAGCCCAAGGAGATCGGCGCATGATCCACGTCGTCACCGGGCCACCGTGCGCCGGCAAGTCCACGTTCGTCGCAGAGAACGCGGCCGAAGGCGACGCCATTGTCGACTTCGACCGTCTGGCAAAGGCATTCGGATCGCCGGCTCACCATGACACACCCGGTGCCCTACGCCGGGTAGTCGCTGCCGCCCGGCACGCAGCCATCTCACAGATCCTCATGGGCCGCGTCGACAACGCGTGGATCATCGACACCGATCCCCGCCCGTCCGCGCTCGCGGACTATCGCCGCGCCGGCGCGAAGTTCCACATCATCGACCCCGGCCTTGCCGCCTGCCTCGAACGCGCCGTCAGCGACGAGCGCCCCAAATGGACACCCGACCAGATCCGACGCTGGTACCGACTGAACAAGAGGATCGCCCGATGAGCCAACACCCCGCCACCGCGCACCTGCTCGACCTGTTCGAGTACAAGCACCTACCCGAGCACTTGCAGGACGTGAGCCGTCCACTGAACACGGTCGCGCACTCAATGGCCGCCAACCTCGGGTCCGGTCCGGAACTGACGACCGGCCTGCGGAAGCTATTGGAGGCGAAGGACTGTTTCGTGCGTCAGGCCGTCATCGACGCCCACGCGATCGAGACTCGATCCGCTCCGGCGAGTACGGATGTCGAGATCCGAACATCGGCGATCGGCGTCGTGGACGAGCAGGCCCGCATCATTTCCGGCATCGCTGTTCCGTTCAACCAGCCGACCGAGATCCGCACCACCGCCGGCACCTACCGCGAGTCGTTCGTGCGCGGCGCAGTGGACGACAACGCTCCCGCATCGGTCCACGCAAACCACGGCTGGCAGACACGCGGAGACCTCCCGGTCGGCACCGTCGTCAAGTCGCAGAACCGCGACGACGGCCTGTACGTCGAGTGCCGCATCGCCAATACCGCTCGCGGTGACGAGGTGCTCGAACTCGCCCGTGACGGTGTCCTGAAGTACTTCTCGATTGGGTTCGTGCCCGGCACCCACGAGACGCGTGACGGCGTGGTCGTCCGCACCAAAGTGGCACTGCGTGAGGTGTCCATCGTAGAAACCCCCGCCTACCGTGGCGCGGTCATCGAAAGCGTGAGAAGCGCTGCAACAGAACAGGAAACGGACATGACCCCCGAAGAGATCCAGGCACTCGTAGACGCCGGCATTAAGGGTGCGCCCGAGGTGGTGGCCATGCGCACCGAGCGCGAGACCCTGCTGCGCCGCATCGCTGTGCTGGAGGACGGCAACACCGGCGGCGGCTCTCAGACCCGCTCGTTCAAGTACCAGACCGCCGGCGCGTTCCTGAAGGCATTTGCCAAGGGCGAGGCCGACGCGCTCGAGGAGTTCCGCGCCGGCATCGAGTCGGTCGAGACTCGCGCCTACGAGGGGCAGACCCTCGCTGACACGGCGATGCAGCCGGCATGGATGGCGAAGTCCCTCAAGCTGATGGACGAGCGTCGGCCACTCAAGGGTCTGTTCACGCAGGAACCGCTGCCGAGCAAGGGTATGACCATCGAATACCCGGTGGTCACCAGCGAGACCGGCGACGTCGAGGAACAGCTCGAAGAGGGCGACGACCTCGCGTACACCGAGATCAAGATCGGCACCCGCAACGCAGCGGTGAAGACGTTCGGCGCGTATACCTCGCTCTCCCGTCAGGTCATCGAGCGCGCCACCGTCGACCACCTCGGCGCGGCGCTGAAGTACCAGACGATCTCGTACGCACGGAACACCGAGCGTCAGGTGCGCGCATTCTTCAACGCACTCAGCGCGACCGTGCCCGGTGAGAATCAGGTCCAGGGCCTCGACGCCGGCGTCGGAATCCCCGACTCGGCACCGCTGATCAACGACCTGGTGATCGACGCCAAGGCGATGATCGAGGACAACACCCCCGGCGGTGCACTGGCCGACTTCACCGTCATCAGCCGTGACGTGTTCAAGGTCATCGCCGCGATCGTGGACTCCACCGGCCGGCCCCTGTTCGACATCAACAACGACGGACAGAACACGTTCGGTACCCTCAACATCCGCTCGCAGGAACTTGGCGGTGTCTCGGCCGGCCTCCCGTTCGTGGTCGTTCCCCGTATCGCACCGAACACGTTCGCGGTCTGCTCCAGCTCCGCGATCACCACGCAGGAGTCCCCCGGTGCGCCGTTCACGCTCCAGGACGAGAACATCGTCAACCTGACGAAGGACTTCTCCGTCTACGGCTACCAGACGATCTACAGCGAAGAGCCCAAGGGCATCGTCAAGCTGCGCTGGACCGTCTAATGACCGCTCCAGCAACGCCTCCCGAGGACGCGGTGCCGTCGCTGGAGGAGTTCGCCAGTTTCGTCGGCGCGGAGAACGACGACACAAAGACCGTCGCGCTGACACGGGACCTTGCAGCGGCCGTCGAGCTACTGAACGACTTCTGCAAGGACCCGTACAAACCGATCCCGCCGGCCACCATGCGCCGCTGGTATCTGAAAGTGGGGGCCGAGATGTTCGACGAGAACAACGGACCGAGCCAGTACACCGACCGGTTCGAGAACGTCGTCACCGCTCGATCGTCAAGGGACCCAATGAATGTGGTCATCCGTGAGGTGCGTCGATACGTGAGCTTCATCTGATGAACATCACCACGACGCAAGCCACAATCATCGACACCCTGCGCGATCAGGGCCTCAATGTGCAGGGCTGGGAGAAGCCGAACGTGGTGCCTCCAGCTGTGGTGGTCTGCCCTGCTGTCCCGTCGATCGAGACCAACGTGCCCGGTGTGACCCACGGCAAACCCTTTATGTCGCACTGGCTCATCCAGATCGTCGCCGGCAAAGGCACTGAGAACACCGTGCGCGACTCCCTGAACGACATGACGGCGCGTGCTCTGCTCGCCCTACGCCCGTACATGACCGACATCGAGGTCGAGACCCCGAAGTTCACACAGGGCGACCCGAAGTACCTCGGCGCTGAAATCGCAGCGTCGATCGCTATCGATATGAAGGAAGAGTGACCGCAATGGCTCCGTTCAAAGGCACCAAAGGCAAGGATCTCTCGATCCTGATCGATGAGACCGAGTACAACACCGACATCAAGGGCTTCCGCGTCGAGCCCGACGACGGCGACGACGCAGCGTTCGTCACCTTTGCTCGACTGGCTACTGGCGACACCAAGACCTGGTACCTGCGCGGTACCGCATTCCAGGACTTCCAGACGACCTCGTTCTGGACGTTCGTGTGGGACCACGCCGGCGAAGAGGTCGAGTTCGTCGCCCGCCCGTACGGCAACCTGGTGCCCACCGAGGACCAGCCGCACTTCAAAGGCGTGGCCACGATCGCCTCGAAGCCCGGCTTCGGTGGCGACGCCGACGAAGAGTTCGAGTTCGAGGTCGAGTGGGAGTGCACCGGCGTGCCCGAGAAGATCACGACCGCTGCGTAACTCATGGCCACCATGAAGATCCAGCTGTCGATCGAGGGCAAACGCCCTCTGCTCGAGAAGCTGACGGTCTTCTACAAGACGGTTCGACAGCTCAAGCCGGCGTTCGACCAGATCGCAGCGAGGACGTTCACCATCGCGAACGTCCTCGCCCCGGTCTACTCCGGCCGCACAAAGAAGTCGATCCGCGCCAAAGGCTCGAACATGCGGGCCTACGCGAAAGCCGGTGGCGCTAGCCGGAAGTCGCACGGTGGCGGCATCTACGTCGCGATGAACCACGCCGGCACACGCTGGGATCCGCAAGCGCCCTACCCCTTCATGTTCATCACCCTAGAACGAGTCACCCCCTTCGCGGTGCTACGTGTACGCCGCGAGGTCATCCAACGAAAGAGAGACGCAGGACTATGAGCACCACAGGATTCCAGGACAAGTTGCAGGGACTCACCGGACGCGCACTCAAGCGAGTGCAGTCCCTCACCGGTGCAGAGGTCTCCGAGAGCGACAACATTCAGCTCATCTTCGCGGTCGCCTACGTCGCAGCACTGCACCCCGAGCAGATCAAGAACTGGTCGAAGGCCGAGCAGGCCGGCTGGGACGAGTATCTCGACAACACCAGCTATGCCGCAGCGCGCGTGGCTGCCGGTGTGGTCGAGGAGGATTCGGACCCAAAAGACGCGCCCGCAAACTAGCGAAGCGGCAGGCAAAGCGACTGGCCGAGTTCTGCATGCTGACCGGCCAGTCGCCCACAGTGTTCGAGGAGCTGACCCTGCTCGAACGAAACGCATTCATCGAGCGCGCCAACAAACGAGCGAAGAGGAAATGATGGTCACCACCGAGAACGGATGGGCCTCGATCCCACCGAGCAAGGTCGTACGACGTGGCATCACCGGAACGAACATCGTGCTCCCCCTGCACCCGCACGACGCCGGGTTCGTGCTCATCAGCTTCGCGGCAATGTACAACCGCGACATCGAGCCGCTGACCGGTGGCGCATCCGATGAAGGCGGCTACACCGAGACCAACTCGGTGTACACCTCGAATCACAAGTCCGGCACAGCAATCGACCTGAACTGGAACCGCTACCCATTCCGGCGCTACACCATGCCTGCCGATCGAGTGCGCCGCGTGAAGCAACTCCAGGCAGGATTCCGCGGCTTGATCGACTGGGGCCGTGACTGCTGGGGCGGCAACCCGGTGGACGAGATGCACTACCAGGTCGCCAAGGGCAAACCGATGGACGCCTACGTCGAGTTCGCGAACGAGCTGCGCGCCGGCAAGTTCGCCCTCTACGGCGCAACCGCTCCGACCCTCGATCCGGTCGTGGTCCCGAACCCCGGCGTCGGCGGTCTGCTCATGCGTGGCTCGACAGGCAACGCAGTGCGCACCCTCCAGGAACGGCTGAACCGGGACTACCCCCGGTACTCCCGACTGGCAGTCGACGGCGACTTCGGGCCTGCAACCGAGGCAGTGGTGCGCGAGTTCCAACAGCGCGCCGGACTGCTCGTGGACGGCATCGCGGGGCCGGCAACTCTCAAGGCTCTCGGACTGTGAGGGCGCTCCATACCCTCGCCACTGCGGTGGTGATCGGCGTCGTCGCCGGCACCACCGCAGTGGCGAGCTACCTGCTCCGCACCGAACTGCCCACCGAGGCACAGCTCATGGAAGAGAAGTCATGACCGCACCGCAAGGCCCCCTCGATCTCGTGCGGAACGAGATCATGCGCCGGCTCGGACCGATGATCGATGCCAAGTTCGAGGAGCTGACGCCGAAGCTGCTCAAGGCCGTCAACGACGACCTGCCGCTGTCCTCGGTACCCGAGGACCCCGTCGTGCCCGCAAAGACCGCAGCGGCCCGCACAGCCATACAGGCAGGCATCGCACTGCCACTGTCGGCAGTGCTGGCGTACGCGGCCGAGACCATCGGAGGCGACGACTTCGAGCTGTTCGACCTCACCGACTGGAAAGGGCTCGGCAGCGGCGCAGTGGTGGCCGGCATCATGGCCGTCCTCGCCTTCGGCGCACGCAAGATCGGCCGCTGATGAACGAACGCGCCGTCCTCGCAGCAACCAGACTGCTGTCGATGTTGCTCGGACTCGGTGCGATCGCAGTCGGCTACCTCTACGCCGGCCCCGAGTCACTGGTTCGCCGGCCACTGCCCGCCGGACAGGAAACACTCGTGGTGCTGATCGAATCTGCATTCCCTGTGTGGCCGTTCCTGTTCGGCATCAGCGGGACCGTGCTCATTCTGTGCGCCTACCTCCAACGCCACATCCTCTACGCCCACGGACTGGTGGTCTTCGCATGGTCGTTCTGGGGATTCTGTCTGATCATCGCGCCGCTGCGCAGTGTCCCACCCACACCGATCATCGTCGGCGTCATCGCCTTCGCGTGCTGCGTCGCGGCCAACATCGGCACTATGCGCCTCTGGGCGGCACTCGGAGTGAAGTAATGGATGTCGTCTCGATCGTCGTAGCCGCAATCGGCGCACTCGCCACCGCAGTCGCGACGGTCGTATCCGTCAAGGGACGGATTCAGACCGAAAACGTTGTCGCACTTGTGAAGTCGAACAAAAGTCTCAACAGTCAAGTTGCTCGACTGGACGAGTGGAAGATCGCCGGCCGGTACTACATCGCACGACTGCGAGGGCAACTGGCAGACAATGGGATCGAGGCATTGCCCCTTCCCGCCGAACTACGGGAGGACTTGAGCGGTGAGTAATTCCGTCGATATCTACATCAACGGTCACGAGCGTGATCTGCTCCAGGCGATCGAGCGCACCAAGGCCGCAATAGCATCGCTCCGTGACTCGAAAGCCACCGTCACCGTCGACGTGGACGACGCCGCACTGAACGTACTCAAGGCGAAACTCGCCGCCCTGCGCGACGGTGACGTGACCGTAGACGTGAACGTCAACGACGCGAAGCTCGCAGCGCTCCGAGCGAAAATGGATGCGCTCCGAAACACCCGCGTCAAGGTCACGGTCGACGTCGACCGTACCGAGCTGAACATCCTCCGCGCCGAACTCGCCGGCCTCCGTGACCGTTCCATCAACGTCGACATCGACTCCGACCTCGCAGGGTTCCGCGCCGCCCTCGCCGCGTCCACCCTCGGCAACGCCAACGCGCGTATCAACCTCGATCTAGACACCGGCACCGCCGCAGCCGAACTCACAGCATTCCTCGCCGCCGTGCCCCGATCGGTGACCATCAACCTCGACGTCGATACTGCCGGTGCCGCAGCGGAACTCGCAGCGTTCCGTGTCGCGATGCTGGCACTGAACAATGACTCGATCCGTCTCGGTGCCAGCACCGGCGGCAACGCAGCGGCCGGCATCGCACGTATGGGTGCGTCGGCAGGGTCGTCGCTGCCCCTGATCGGTGCCCTCGCACTCGCCGTCGCGCCGATCGCCTCCGGTGCTGTCGGGGTCGGCATCCTCGGCACCGCTGCCGCTCTCGGCGCGGTGACCGCTGCCGCCGGTGGTATGTCCGTCGCGTTCGGTCTCGGCGTGGCCGCGCTGCCCATCGCCGCAGCCGCCGCCTCTCAGGAGGTCAAGGACTCCTTCTCCTTCATGAAGGACGACGTGGTCTCCACGATGAAGGAGATCGCACAACCGGTCGAGCAGCCACTGATCGACCTCGCGACATCGGTCGGTGCCGCGTTCCACTCGATCCGCCCGAGCCTCGATGTGGTGACCGCCGGCGCAGCCCGACTCGTGACCGAGCTGTCCGGCAAGATGCCGGCCATCGCCAACGAGGTCGGCCCCGCCCTGGAAAAGATGTTCGCCGGCGCAGAGCCGCACATCAAGAATCTGATCGGCAACATCCCCGAGTACGTGCGAGCGTTCGGTGACTTCGCCGGCAAGCTCGGAGATCCCGCCATAGTCGAGGGCGCGCAGCGAGTCTTCGGTGCTATCCCCGGCATCATCGACGGCGCGGGAGACGCGCTGGTCGGTGCCGGCGAAGCCTTCAACGGCCTCATGGGTTGGCTCGATGAAGGCAACCTCTCCGGGTTCACTGACGGCATCGGCAAGCTGTTTGAGAACCTGGGGAACACCGATTGGTCCGGTGTCACAGCAGGATTGGCCGAAGCGGGCAACGCATTCGGTGACTTCATGGCGAACATCGACACCCAGAATCTCGCCACGAACATCGAGGGTTTGACGCAGTTCACAGCCGATCTGACATCTGCTGCTGACAAGGTTGTCTCCGAGTATCAGCGCATGGACGAAGCGTTCCGACAGTCCAACGAGGATGCCGGCGGTGGCCCCATTGAATGGGGCGCAAAGATCGCAGACGGGCTGCGTAGCTCACTGCTCGACAGCCTCGGAAGTTTCAGCACCAGTGGACTGTTCGACACACTGTTCCCCCCTGGGGACGCCCCCGTCATCCCCGCCCCCGAGGTGACCCCGCCGGACACGTCGGCCATCAACGACCCGTTCGCGAACCTGCCGCCGGCTGTCCTGCCGGCTCCCGAGATGACTCCCCCGGACACGTCGGTAATCGCCGGCGCGTTCGAGAACATCGCACCAGGTGTCATCCCGGCTCCCGAGGTGACTCCCCCGGACACGTCGGTAATCGCCGGCGCATTCGAGAACCTCGCACCGCCGACGATCGAGGCCCCAGTGGTGCCGGCCCCCGAGGTGACTCCGGCCGCGCCGATCCCCGCCCCCGAGGTCACG